TATACGGCCACAACAAAGGTGCCCATTCTCCGTTCAGCTGGTTCCATGGACTTGTTCTGTCTCTCGGCGCAAAACGCTTCCCGGGCACATTCCTCAACTCAAACGATGCGGAACGTACACCTATGTCGGTTCCAGTTCCGGTACCCAACTGTTCGATACTGCCAAGTTCAATTTCAATTGAGCTGAGGTAATCAGCCACGTCTACCCACGTCTGTCCATCCGGTCTTCCAATAAGTAGCCGTTTATGGATTTGTCTGTTACGGGGTATTGTTGCCACATCTTACACCTCCTCAATGACTAAAGATAATTGCTTACCATCTTTGTGCCAAACCCCATTTTCGTCGACCACTCCCATTGTATTAAGTTCAATACTTTCTGGATCAACCATAGCCAAAACGGTGTTTGTTTCAGGACCAAACTCGTAAAGCCAAAACTCATCTTCGGCATAGAGAGTATTTTCCAAATGGTTTAGAAGTGGCTCGAGCTGTGACTTTGGAACCGGGCGGCATTTAATTTCCCAACGCCTTTTTACGGTGATAGTATCACGACGGAGGTTCCCCCCCGCCGTGCGCATTGTCTCACCTACATGCAAACGCGTTTCATTCACTTCATATACTTTCGGAATTTCATACCCTGCAAATTTAGCGTACGCCATTTATCACACCCCATACATAGCGAGTTGCATCTGGCGATTACCTTGAGCTACCGCCTGTCTTACTCGCCTGTCGAAATCATCCATCCCGTAAACATTGCCGTCAAAGTGGACGTGGATCGCATAGTCGCCACCACCGTCCACTACCTCTTGGCGTACAACAGCTTGTACACCAGGTACAGAGTAACCTGCTGCTGCTAATCTATGAGACACTATTTTCAATCCTTGAGGCACGTTTCTTACTGCTTCTCCAACCTCTTCATTCAGTTTCTTGAAATTCTCAGCATCCTCCCAGGTGAGGTCAATTAACTCTTTCTTCGCCCTGCTAAGCTCATCTACATTGACTTTGTATTTTTTAAGGTCCACTCCTGGTATCTTTGAAAGCAGGTCAAGCAGTGCATTCCACACCCTGGCAATTAATTCAGCTACAGTAATAACAATGACCCCAAGCCACTTGAGAGGATTAAATAGTATCTTGATGACAGGCAGGAGCAAGGTTGCAAGAGCCTGGGCTACGAGCACTATCGGGACCATGAGCGTTTCTATAATCGGTGATAATTCCTGCAACAATAGGCCAAAAAATTGTGCCACGGCGTTAATTTTTGAGAGTATTGCACTGAAAAAACTCTGGAGATGAGTAGATATTTGCAACTGATTATTGAATCTCTGCCAGAGTGATATTGTTTCCTGTTGTGGGTCCTCTGGCATGGTTGGAGTATTGTCAAGGAAATCCCGGACAGTATCTCCAAAGTCTTTAATGTTCTGCCTGAGCATTTCAAAATATTCCTTGATTTCTTCTACTCTCTCATCTCCAACTATTGCTGTTGCCAGGACTTCTATTGCATTGAGGAGTACCTCAAATAGCTTTGTGAATCCGGTCAGAATCATACTGCCAAGCTGACTGAACATATTGTTCATATCAATTACTGTTGTACGTGCTCCGGCAAGCCCTGTGCCGGTTATCCTGCCTGTCTGAAATCCTTCCATGCCCATGAATTCCAGTATCGCAGGAAGTCCACGTTTCCACACAAATTCAGGAATAACCCACTCTTGACCATGGACAACACCGACAGGCATATCAACAGGATAATTACCTGTGTATCCTCCTGTCTGGAAACCCTTTGGTTTAGTACCAAAGATCCATTCATAATATTTTGCTCCCCACTCATCCGGTGTGTGTCCTGTCAAGCCTTTGTAGAAGCTATCCCACTGACTTCTAATCTGCCTGGCTGCTTCCTGGACTGTTTCTCCAAGTTTTAAGTTGAGCACAATAGTGAAAGCAAGCGCCCCAGCGTATGGGGAACCGGTGAATACACCTATTCCTATTCCAGCTGCCAGTGCTGTTGCAAGATTTGCACCGAACTGTTCGAATCCACCGTCTGTCATGGCTTCCATGAGCTGTATGGCTATTGTAATAGCACCAATCACACCGGGGATGCCCATTGCAGGTATTGCTCCCAGGCCGGCAAGGATAATGCCTTTCAGTGCAGCGAGGCCTTTCACTACACTCAATATGCTGACTGAAAGCAGTACTCCCCTTGACCATACTTCGCTTGATACAGACCAGAAAGCTCCCCAATCTCCTGTCTGCAGGCCCGTTTTGATAGCTTCATACATTTCCCCTGCTACTTCTACCACTGCTGTTATTACTGCCTGCGTTCCTTCCATGAAGGCAGGGAAGGCCACATCTATAGTCCATTTCCAGGCACTGCTATCAGTGATTTTCTGTCTCATTTCATCCAGCCACTGACCAAATTTTGTATTCATAAACCATTCCCATGCAGTTCCCGCAGTATTGACTGTCCATGTCCAGGCGGTGTCCAGCCAGCCTTTAATATCCTCTATCTTTTCTGTCCATGTTGTTTCAGTCAACCACTGCCAGACATCTCCTGCTGTATCAATTACCCATATCCACGCTCTCTGGAGCCAATTCCACATATTCTCCAGAATCGGTGATATAATAGCCCAGGCTGCCTGTGTTTTCTCCTGTATGCCAAACCAGTTCTGATTCCAAGCTGTGGCCATAAGACCTACTGCAAGTGCTATAAGCGATAATCCTACCACAACCGGGCTGGATATGAGAGAAACAACAGTACCCAGGAGCATGAGCCCTTTGATAAAAGCAGAAATTGCTCCAGCTGTGATACCAAGTACTGTTACTATGCCAAGAATAGCCGCCCCCAGAGCTATCCACTGTGCTATCTGGTCTCTTTGAGTGTCTGTGAGATTATCGAATCTGGTTACTAATCGCTGGGTCATTTCCACTAATGTTCTTGCATAAGGCATCAGGTCCTGACCGATTGAGATAGCCACCCCCTCAAACTGGGATTTCAAGATGAGTAGTTGACCGCTCAAGGTGTTAAGCTGTTCCCTTTCCAGCCTTTCAGCCAGGCCGCCAGATTCTCTCAACCGATCAATGAACTCTAACAGTGCATTTGAGCCCTGGCTGACAAGTGCAGTCATTGCCGGACCAGCACGATCCCCGAATATCTCCATCATGTCGGCTGCAGTTGCACCCGACTTCTCGAGCTGTGCGATGATGTTCTCGAACGGGAGCAGCTCCCCAGTCGCTGTCTTGGTCTGCACGCCGAGTTTCCTAAGCCGGTCCTGGACGGCCTTGGTGGGATTGAGAAGTCTACTTAGGGCTTGCCGCAGGGAAGTTCCTGCCATGCTGCCCTGTATACCTGCATTACCCAGGAGTGCAATCGCAGCAGTAGTGGTCTCAAAAGCCACTCCTGCACCACGGGCAACCGGACCCACATATTTGAAAGATTCCCCGAGCATCTGCAGATTGACGTTTGCTCCTGTCATGGCAGATACAAGTATGTCGTTCGCCCAGGCCAGTTGTTCTATTTCAAGTCCATATCCAGTGAGGATATTCGTTGTTATGTCTGCTGCAGTGCCTAGGTCTATCATACCAGCTGCTGCTAGCTGTAATACACTGGGCATTGCTGCAACAGTTTGTGTAACGTTGAATCCAGCCATGGCCATAAATTCCATACCTTCTGCTACTTCGCTTGCTGTGTATTTAGTGGACTTGGCCAGGTCAAGGGCTGTTTTCTCAAGCAGCTGAAATTCTTCTGCTGTAGCCCGGCTGATAGATCCAACCCTTGTCATTGCCTGTTCAAAATCAGCAGCCACTTTGACAACACCACCGGCAGAGGCGGCCAGGGCTGCCAGGTATAATCCGGATTGCCTGCCTACGCGGGCAATAGAATCAAGGTCTCTTGTTACACGTCTTGCTGTCCGCTGGAATCTTTGCATGATATTCTCTGCCTGGTTGAATCCTTTTGAAAACCTGGCTGTCCTGGCTACCAGGTCAACCGTCAATTGTGCTATTGTTGCCATCTTCTCACCTCCGCCTTACATTTTTCCTTTCTTGCCGCCAAAAGCTAGAATCAAGGCCTCGGCAGCTGCCTTTTGCTGCTCAATATCCTGTTCCTGTCTGTCAAATTTCGGCATAAACTCATCTGGCCGGAAGGCACGTGTACCTTTCTTCCTGTTGACATTTGCAATTGTGCTGGCAATAATTCCGGCTCGTAAATCTGCCCTTTCTTCTCCTTGTGGTTCTAGTTGTAAATATGCCAGCCACTCTGTCAGTTCCCGGCTGGTGTGTTTTTCTAACACTTCTCTAGGCGACATTCCGAGCAATATGGCTAATCTAAAAACAAGCCTTCGGAAGTCGTTTCTTCGGAGTTTTTTGTTAGTTCCTCCAAATCATCTTGAGATATACCGGAAAGTTCCATAGCCACTGCAAAGATTCTGTCTAGAGCTTTTGCAGATTTCTGGGAAAGTGCCACCACATCTGCTTCTGTGAATAGACGTTTTCCGGTTTCATCTATTGTACACAAAGCCACCAACTTAGCCCTGGCGTTCTTCATATTTACCTGTGTGTCTTTACCCCGCTGTTTGACAATACTTGCTTCATATGCATCTCTCTCTTTTCCGCTCATACCCCGGACAATAACATGCCCGTTCCATTCGGGAATGAAAACCTCTCTTTTCTCTATATCATCTGCATTGAGAATCGCTTCTCTTGTCAGAAATACTTTCTTTTCTTTAGACATTTACATCCCTCCCTAAGTAAAATAAAGAAGGACAGGTTGCCCTGTCCTTATCATGGTTCCAGCAGCTTGCCAAATTCCGGCTTACCTGTTGCCCTGAGTGTCGCAGTTGCAGATAACAGGCCGTCCGGAGTTATTTCGCCTATGTTAAAGCCAATTACATAAGCGTCAAACTGATAATAGTTCTCCTCATCTGGAAATAGAATCCGGTAGCTTCTCTTAACCCTGCTTTCCATATCATCACGGAAAGACTGCTGATCTATGTCATCAGGGTCAAAATTAAAGGTGAGAGTAGCTTCCCCGTTTCTTAGAATAGTAGGTACTATCTCTTCCCGGCCATCTGGGCTATCCAATGTAGTAGCATCCTGAACATCCATTGTAGATTCAGGGGGAGTGATACTGGTTATCTGCCCTATTGCCTCCCAGGTATCTGTTTCAACCAATCTCAAAAACTGTGTACCTATTCCCCAACTAGCCATTATTCATCACCCTTTCTTTTTTGTGTGCATAATGAAAAAGTCGACATCACAACGATACCGACCAGTTTCTGGTTCATAATCATCTCTTGAATCTGCCATCAAAACAGCAGATTTTGTCTTATTACCTAATTTTCCTCTGAAAAAATCTAATGAATTATAAAGTGTTATAGCCATTTGCTTGGCCTGGCCAAAGGTTTTCGCATAACAGGACAGCTGTATCCTGGGGTTTGATGCACTCTCTCCGGTGAGAGTCAATGTCCGGGGAGAGCTAATCCGCTGATAAACTATTGCTGGTACATCTTCATCCTGGGGGACGGCCAGGGGAAACAGCCTGTCCTGAATGATAGAAGTAATTTTTTCATCTGATAATAAGTGAGCAACAAGAGCCTGTTCTATGTCCATGTATATCACCTGCCAATCTTCCGGACCTCTTCCAGTACAGCTTCTACCATGGCTTCGTGTGTAGCTTCAGCGGCTTGCCTTTGCTTCTCGTCAATTGCAGGACGTAGAAAAGGACGCGCAGCCATCTTCGATGTACCTGTTTCAAGGAACCTCGCAACATGGACCCGGCTCTTGGCGGTTACACCCACAGCCACAGTAACGGATTCTGACTTCCGCTCAGTGAACCATGATCGAATGTGCTTCTGTGTCTTACCTGTATCGACTGGCACCCTCCGCTTAGCTTCTTTCACCACTTCCTCCGCTCCAGCCTTGGCAGCCTTACGCAGAGCGCGCCCACGAGCGGTGCGGTTGAGGGACTCCAGCTTTTTTTTGAGCTGTTTGTCCCCCTCGAATTTGAACCGGACCTCCATTATACCACCTCTTTGCACATGAGCTGTAAATCTATATTTTTCTCCTGCCAGTTAATAACGGACTCTATCTCAAATACTCGGTTTTTGAACAAGACCCTCATAGTTGGCTTAATACCTTCTCTATATCTAATCCGTATTCTGTGTGTTATTTCCGCCTGTACCTGGTGTTTCGCCCAGTATTCTTTCCCACTGACGGGCTCTACACTTGCCCAAACTTTTGCGAAATCCCGCCATTCTTCGATTATCTCGTTATATTCATTTCTCGTCTTGATATATTCCTGTATTGTTATACGGTGTCTTAATTTTCCGGGATTCATTCTTCTGTCTCCTTCTCAGATTCATAACAATATTTTAGCTGAGCCAGCATACTTTCTATAATAGGCCTTATCTTGTCGCTTGCCTTTCCGATATATTCCCTATTTTCATACCAATCAGAAATTAATGCCCAGCAAAATATTCTGGCCAGGTGATTTGATTCATCAAATTCATGTCCTGTTGCGTTCTTCAAATATTCCTCTGCTGCATTTATGAGAGAATTAAGTAATACATCACTTTCATTATCATCTATTCTGAGGTACTGTTTCGTCTCTTCCAAATTTACAATCATATCATCACCCCTTTACAAAGGGAGAGAGGGATCAGCCCTCTCTATTTCTTTTCACTCTTTTTCTTTTCAGTAGTCTTTTGATTTGTGGGCCGTGGCTCTTCTTTTACTATTTCAACAACGCCCGCGGCAAGTAACACCTTTGCCCTTTTTTCGCTTGCTTCAAATATATTTCCTGGTCTCCGTAATTCCCCGGTTTCTGCGTCTCGAAATTTACTCAATACTTTTAATTTAACCATACTAT